GATAGGAAAACCCACCTTTTCCATTCGCAATCTAAATCCTTTTGTAATTAACATCACAGAATAGGAGGTAAAGACAATGGAATCAGTAACTATCAAATTTGAAGGTATAGACAATTTGCTGAAGAAATACTCACCAGAGATTGTCAAAACTGCTATTAAACGTTCTCTATCTCTGGCTACACGAAGGGGCAAGACCTTTATGTCAATTCAGGTCAGGGAAAAGTTTAACATCAAAAAATCTGATGTTGACAGAAATATAATGGCAAGACCACGCTTGTCAGAGTTAAAATCAGAATTGCTTTTGATTGGCAAACCTATTAGCCTAATGTATTTTGGAGCATATCAAGTTGTAGGTGGACGCAAACTCTATGGTGCAAAAGTCAAAGGGCGAAAACCTCTGGCATTGGCTCAGCAACTCAAGACTACCCGGGCAAAAGGTGGTGGAGTCTATGAGCAGATAATCAAGGGGAGACGAACATTCCTGCAAAAGCCCATATCTATTGGAGGCAAATCGCTTGGCAAGCCCTTTATTGGTTTTGGTAGAGGTCGTGTGCCTATGGTTTTCAGACGAGAAACTGGTTCTGAAAGCTCTACTTATAAAGGCAAAGAGAAGCTGGTGGCGATGAAAAGCATTACCTATGCGTCTATTTTGCAGAAACCGCAGAACATCAGCAGGGTAAAGCAACTGATAGAGGAGACCCTGGGGACTGAATGCAAGCGGCAGGTGGAAGAGGTGTTGAAATGATAGACAAATTAGAGATTGAATATGTGCCGATAGAACAGATAAAGCCGAATGAATACAATCCTAAGAGGCTAACTGAAAAAGAGGCTAAAGACCTTGAGAAGTCAATAGTTAAGTTTGGAGTGGTTGACCCCTTAATAGTCAATAAGGCTATAGGTAGAGAAGGCATTCTATTGGGAGGACACCAGAGGCTGAACATATACCAGAAGCTGAAATATAAAGAAGTGCCTGTTGTTTGGGTAGATGAACCAGACCTGAAGAGAGAACAGGAACTTTGCCTAAGACTTTCAAAGAATACTGGCTCTTGGTCAGATGACCTACTCTGCAATTTTGATGATGACCTTTTGCTTGAGATTGGCTGGGAGCAAAGTGAGCTTGACTTCATTCACCAGACCGATGAGACGATGATGGAAGACGACTTTGACCTTGACAAAGCTATTGAGAGAGAGCCGAAGTTTAAGGTGGTTAGAGGGGATTTGTTTTGTTTGGGTGGACGGCACTATCTTTTATGCGGAGACGCTTGTAATGCTGAGGATGTATCAAGACTGATGGGTGAAGATAAAGCTGACCTTGCCTTTAACGACCCTCCCTATGGAATGAAGAAAGAAAAGGAAGGCGTGATAAATGATAACCTAAATTATGATGATCTGTTGGCATTTAACAAGGAATGGATACCATTACAAATCACCTATATTAAAGACGCTGGCAGTTGGTATTGTTGGGGAACTGATGAACCTCTGATGGATATTTACAGCCAGATTATCAAGCCATATATCAAGACGCAAAAGGCAACCTTCAGAAATTTAATCACTTGGGATAAAGGCAATGGACAGGGACAAATGTCAGCAGATTTTAGGATGTATCCGATAGCAGATGAAAAGTGTTTGTTTGTTATGATGGGGGTGCAAGGGTTTAATACTAATGCTGATAATTATTTTGAAGGCTGGGAGCCGATTCGTAATTACTTATTAGAACAGAGGCAAAAGGCAGGTTGGAATATTCCAACAATGAAAATGATAGCAGGACATAGCGACAAAAACAGAGACCATTGGACTGGAAAAAGTCAGTTTGACTTACCCACAAAAGAAGTTTATCAAAAGTTTCAAGCCTATTGTCAACAAAATAACATAGATGCCTTTAAGAAGGAATACGATGTGCTCAAGAAGGAATACTACGATACAAGGGCGTATTTTGACAATACCCACGAAAACCAAAACAATGTATGGCATTTTAGCAGAGATACCGAGAGAGCAGGAGAACACGCAACCCCGAAACCTGTTGACCTGTGCACAAGAGCAATAAAAAGCAGTTGTCCAAAAGGCGGGCTTGTGATTGATTTCTTTTTGGGAAGCGGGTCAACTTTAATTGCTTGCGAGAAAACAGAACGGAGACTATACGGTATTGAGATAAGCCCCATATACATATCGGTATGTCTTGAGCGAATGCTTGCCCTTGACCCCACCATATCCATAACAAAGAATGGCGAGCCGATGGAGACGCAATGATTTCTACCACGCCACACACAGCACCACTTAACAAGAGTAAAATGACGACCCTATACAATTACACCTTGAGCAGAAAACAAATCAAAACTACCACGCTACATAGGAAGCCCTACAATGAGCCATATAGGAACACAGGAGAAGTAAAATGAGCAAAGCAAGACAGAAAATCCTAAGCATAATCAGCTCAAGCATTGGCTTCAGAGTAAGCAATATCCAGAGAGGCACGGCAAGCGAAGCAGATAAGCGATTGGTTAGCGAAGCACTGGGCTTCAGGAGCCTGTGTTTATATTCTGTTTTAGAGGATAAAGACTTGAAGCAACTTTGGTTTGATAGTAATTTAGAGTTTAGTTTATAGAGAGGCAAAATGAAAGATAAAGACCCAAGACAGAATCCAGCACATAAAGAAAGAGGAGCTAAGCGATTTTGCTATACCTATCAAAATATTGCTACCGTGTTAGGATATAAAAATGTTGTATCGGTTAGACGATTAGTTTCTAAGAAGTTACTCAACCCCGAATCTCTGGGGTCTATTGTTGAACATTGGTGGAGAAGAAAAAGAAAAGTAATAAGAAGTAAAACACAACTGTAACATTTTCTTGACTAAACTTTCTTTGAAAGCGTATAATTTTAATATGATATATACAGTAGGCTATGGTAAGGATTTGGGAGTAGAGGGGCTAAAGGTAATTATAGAAAAACATCAGATTAGAGCAGGATTTAAGACGCCAGGGAAAGCATTAAGAAGAATGCTTGATGTTGTGAATAACCATAAAGAGGAGTGGCAAAATGGTTGAAACAACCCCCGACATCCTAAAATCTGCCTTGAAGCCACCCGATAAAATCCAATATAACAGCCTTCGCAAGCTGATAAATGACGGTAAGGTTTTAACCACAGCTCAGCAGAAAAAATATGATGAGTATGAGACGCAGATTGAAGCCTACCAGACCACCCAGACCCCAAAATATGACAGCCCTTATGTGATAAAAATGGTGGACGCCTGTGCTTTTTATGGCAAGTCAAGGGTGGCTATTCAGCTTTGGCAGGGCTTATCAGGTTATCCCAAGCACGCACATCAGGAAAGGGGCAAAGTAGATTTGAAAATCCTCAACGACTGGGTGATAAACCACTTCTACGGCGATGCAGATACGGCTATAAGTATGGCTCAGGCTAAACTGCGGAGAGAGATTGCCAAGGCACGGAGAGACGAACTGCTGACGAAAGAACTTGAGGGTAGCCTGATAAGTTTGGAGAAAATCACAGAGGACTTTGTGTTTATCCTCAGTATCCTGAAAACAAGAATCACATCCTGGGTGAAGAGAATCCCTCCGAAGGTCAAGATGATGGAAGAGAAGCCGATAACCAAGATTTTGAACAGTGAGACCAGAGACATTTTGATAGAATTGTCAAAGGGTGTGAAGGGATTGGTGCATAAGAGAAAATAAAAATACTGGCTGAGGCATTTAATTAAAAATGCTCAGGGGGCGTCCAAGAAGAGTAGAGAGACAGGCCAACTTTATAAAAGCCAAACGCCCGTATGTCTCCAGCAGATTAAAATTCTGCCAGCCAGTATATAAATTTTGATAATAGAGAAAATGAAAACCCCAGCCAAAGCAATAAAAAGGCATAAGATAAAATTACAATCTGAGGCACGGATAGAGACTAAAGGGCTGATAAGAGCAAACCAAGTTGAAACCGATTACATCAACAGGGCGATGAAGAACGCCTTGACCCCACCTGATGACATCACCATAGACGATTGGGTAGAGAAAAATATCATTTTGCCCGAGCATACCTGCCCTGAACCTGGCCCATTAAAGATAAGCAGGACACCTTACACCAGAGGAATCCTGCAAGCGTTTGGCTCATTGTATATTGAACATATTGTTATTGTGTTCGGACGGCAAGTTGGGAAGTCTCAGGGCGTGCTCTATCCCTGCCTTGCTTATGCCATAGCTCAAGACCCTGGTCCAGCTCATTTTGTTATCAGCACCCGAGAGCTTGCAAAATACACCAGCCAGAACAGACTCCAGCCGATGTTTCTACAATGCGAAGAAGTTAAGCGAAGAATGACCTCTAACCCTGACGACTTTACCAATATGGAAATGCGATTTCAGAATATGGTGCTGACCTTAGCGGGTGGTGGGACGGTCTCTCAGATGATTTCCCGACCTGTTAGGTATCTATTTAGAGATGAGATAGACGAAATTACAGGCGATGCGAGTTCAAGTGCCGACCCCTTAAAAGCCGTGCAAGAGACAACCTCCACCTTTGCGAATAGAAAAATAGTGGATACCAGCACCCCGACAACCACCACAGGCAATATATGGCAACAGCTGACTACCTGTCAATATGTTTTTGAGTTTTGGGTGCCGTGTCCGGAGTGTGGAGGCTATCAGATTATGATATGGGATAGAATCAAATTTGATAGCGATGAAAAAGACAGAGAAAAGCTGATTAGGGAGGTTCGTTTTGAATGCAAACACTGCAAGGCAAAACTCCAAGAGATAAAAAAAGCTGAGATGGTGATCAACGGACAGTGGAGGGCAAGGGAAGACCCATTGGCGGACATATTGAATTATAAAGACACGGACATAGAAAAAACCGTCTTACTTGAAGATGTGCTTGAGAATTATAGCGTTAGAAAAATTGGCTTTCTAATGCCGAAATGGTATGGGCTATTTTATCACACCACTTGGGCTAATGCTGTGCGTGAGTTTTTAGAGGCAATGGACGCTCAAAGGGATTTTGGGGACTATCTCAGGCTCAGGGATTGGTGTCAATACTGGGCAGCTAAGCCTTGGGAAGAGAAGCGAGAAGTCAAGGCGGTTACAGACCTATTGCAAAACAAGATTGACATACCAGCTTTTATCATCCCTAAAGGCTTTGTAGCTCTAACCTGTGGCGTAGATATGGCACAGGACGGCTTTTATTATGTCATTTTAGCTTGGAAAAGGGATATGAGTTGCCACTTAGTTCATTATGGCTTTGTGGCAGGATGGGAAAGCGTAACGGCTCTTCTCTGGGAAACCTCATATCAGATGGAGGGAGAGGAGCGGAATCTTGGCATATATCGGCTTGGTATTGATACTGGTGGCACAAAATATCAAGGGGAAACTGTGATGACAATGACGGAGGCTTGCTATGAGTGGATACGAAGATTTGGCAGAGGTAGAGCAGTGGGGATAAAGGGAGCTTCTTCACAAGTTAAAAGCGGTAAGAGAATGCAAGTATCAATAATTGATAAAACTCCTAAAGGTAAGCCCATCCCTGGTGGCCTGATGAACTGGATAGTTGACACGAGTGCTTTTAAGGACGCAATCCATTACAGGCTTTCCCTTGAGGAAGGCGTGCCGGGCAGATTTACCTTTTCCGCAGATACGGATACAGACTATATCAAGCACCTGCTATCAGAGGAGAAGCGATTAAACAGACGCACAGGCAAATTTGACTGGGTGGCATTAAGCAAAGCTAATCACTGGCTTGACGCAACAAATTACGCCTTTGCCGTAGCAGACCCCGAATGTAATGGCGGTATTATGGTTATCAGGCAGCCCATCCAACAGAAAGCCACCCAGACGCAGAGCAAACATAAAAGCGGATGGATGAATAACTGGAAGTAAAGCCTACCTAAAAATAATTTTCAAAAACCTTAAATAAATGAAAATAATACTTGACAAAACTTCCTTTTGTATATATACTTATAATATAGAAAAGAGAGATAGGACAGCCAAGTCAGTCAATCTTGAGGAGGTAAATGGAAATGATAGATGTAAGAATAGGATTAGTAAAAACAATCTGGGATGCAGAAAAAAGACACTGCGGGAGATGCATCATTGATTATCCAAATGGCAAACAAGAAATCATAGAAATTACTGTTAGTAATGATATGTTAAAATTGAAAGCAATGATGCAGGGATGGAAAGCAAAAGGGGAAAAATATGGGATTATACAAAATTGGACGAATCCTAATGGGAGTTGATGGTTTTATAAATTAAAAGGAGGTGATAAAAAATGACTAAAATAGAGCAAGCTGAAGCAAAATTACAGGCTGCCAACCTACGAGTTTTGGCAGCGGGGCAAAGGGCAAATGCAAACGCACACAGACGACAAGCAACCCATCCTATATACTCTGGGCAAGAAATAGTATGTATGGATAAAGCGGCACAGATTGACGCATTTGCGGCACGGTCAGAAGCTCAAGCAGATTTGCTGGAAGCACAAGCGGAAGAAGATACCCCTACAATAGCCGAACAATAGCCGAATAAATTGTAGGGGTATCTGGTGGCTACCCACTATCTCAGAGGCGGTAGGGTCAGGGACTCTGGGAGGCTAATTAAAGGAGGTTAGATAAATATGAACATAGACAGAAGAAAAAGACTTGTAAAAATATCCGATGCAATAGCCGAACTATCATCAGATATTGAGGGGATAATGGAAGAGGAACAAGAGTATTATGACAATATGCCTGAATCTTTCCAGAATGGAGAAAAAGGGGATTTGGCACAGACGGCTATTGATGCCTTGCAATCTGCTCAAGACAATTGTGATGAGATAATAGGCAGCATAGAAGAAGCTACGGCTTAAAGGAGGT